ATATAGTTGGGTTTTTAGACACAGGGGCAGTAACTGTTGAAATTAACGTAACTCTTCCTGATTTTACTGAAGACAGCATTACTGTTGTATCTACTACTTTAAATCCAGACGCGACTACCACGAGGTGATGAAAAATGGCTAACGAAGTACCATCCCAAATAGACTATACGTCTAGAGACTACCAAGCCCTGTTAGAAGACTTAACAAGCCTAGTAAATGTTAGAACAAACTACGCCTGGACTGCTAGTGACCCAAGTGATTTAGGAACAGTTCTACTAGAGTCTTTTGCTTATATGGGCGACATCATGTCCTATTACATAGACCGAGTAGCAAACGAACTTACTATAGACACCGCTGCCCGTAGAAAAACTTTAATTGACATTGGTAAGCTATATGGCTACAGAGTTTCAGGTCCTACTCCTGCTCGTGTTAACGTAGTATTTGAAAACATTAGCGATGAGGCTGTTGATATTCCTGTAGGAACACAAGTACTTGCAACCCTTCTTTATGGAGATTTTACAGAAGTTTATTTTGAAACTACCGCTAGCGCCACACAGTTAGCTGCTGGTGATACTGTAACCCTTGCATGTCAAGAAGGAAAAACAGTCAACACAGATCGTCCTGACTTAATTAGCGCTACTACAAATAAACCTTTGCCAGTAAACTTAGGAGTTTCTGATGGAACTTCTCAACAAATTATAGAATTAGTTGATACAAACATTGTTGATAAGTCTGTAGTTGTTTATGTTGGTCAAGGCGTTGCTTTTACTCCTTGGAGTTATGTAGAGTCTTTAACTGAGGCTGGACCAAACCAATTAGTTTTTACAACAAACGTAGATGAATTTGGAACCGTTTCTTTAGAGTTTGGTGACGGAATCAATGGAGCAATACCACCTGCAAACCAAGTAATTAGTGCTTTGTATAGAATTAGTACCGGCGCAGCTGGAAACTTAAACTCAGGTACTATTGAAGAAGTTACTTTTATTCCAGGAAACATTCTTCCAGAAGCAGTTGGGTACCTTTCTGTTTCTAACCCTTCAGCTGCTTTTGGTGGGGCTGACGGAGACGATAACGATCAAGTACGAACTAAAATTAAAAACGCAATTACTACTCGTCGTAGGGCTGTAACTACTGCAGATTATTCTGCACTAGCTTCACAAGTACCCGGAGTTGGAAGAACAAAAGCTATAGCTGCTGTATACAGCGCTGTAACTCTTTACCTACAAACTCAAAATGATGATTCAGTAACTCCGGGAATTGTTAGCGGGTCGGCTACACTAAACTGGACTGAACTATCAACAGCGGTATCGTCATATTTGTCTGATAAAATACCTGTAGGAACTACAGTTACAGTTCAAGCACCTACTTATGTAGACTTTTACGTAACTTTAACTGTTACTGCAAACTCATCGTATAATAACTCAGATATTGAACAAGAAATTAGAGATATATTCTTAAACCCAGGTGGTTTGTTTGCTTACGAAAGTGTTGATTTTGGGCAACTTGTTGCGTACTCAACAGTTATGGCTAAGGCTGCAGGAGTAGAGGGTGTATCTTCTTTAGTAATTGCTAAATTAAACACTGACAACTCAAGCTCAGCTTCTACAGCAGGCGTCCAATTAACTAGTGGTCAAATACCAGTATTGCAGACTACAAACCTAATTATTAACGTAACTGGCGGTTTGTCATGACAGTAGATCTAAAGTCTTAGAGAATAACCCAAGAGAATAGAATAGGTGAGAAATGGCTGCACAGTATCCTTCGTCGATCCGGTCCTTTACCCCAAAGGTAGACCTCGTAGACACAGTATTTGCTGACCACGTAAACGTCCTACAAGACGAAACACGTGCTTTAGAGGTATCTCTAGGAACCACTCTTTTAGCTTCTAGTTACCTAGGTACTTTTGCTCAAACAGGTACGTGGGCGTCTTTGTCTGCTCGGTTAACTAACATTGAAGCTGGTTTAGTTACTGGAGTAGCTGCTGCACCTTATTTTAAAAAATCTGGGGATGTTATTTCTCCTGCGTCTGGCATAGTTGGCCTTACAGCTAAAACGACCGCGGGCACAACAAACCTTGTAGAAACAAGAAATGCAGCAAACACTCTTAGATTTAATGTAGATTTTGATGGCCTACCAAAAGTAGGTACCGCAGAAGTTCTTTATGTTGGTGGAACCGCGTATACCTCCCTTACAACCGTTGTAAACGCTATTGAAACAATTGCAAAAGGAAACAGATTTAATCCATTCTTATTAGCTGGCATGTAACTTAACAGGGGCAAAATATGGCAAAATATGCATTTGGGATTTATGGCGATCCCAGTTTTAAGTACGGTCAGAGCGACGCTGATCGTCTCTTTTACTCTTCCCAAATTACTGCTTGGGCTTACGACTACGGCGTAATTTCTCTTCGTTGGAAAGCTGTTACAGCAAACCCCGCATCTATTGCTTTAGGAGAAACCCTTACTCATTGGCGTTTAACAAAAACTTTTACTGGAACTCCAGATGGAGCTTACTCGGGAGAAGTTATTGAATCGGGCAGTACTGGAGCTTACCTAACAAGCTACATAGACACAGCTTCTGATCTTTCTCAAGCAAACAGAGAAGTTACTTACACCCTTTGGATTTTTAGTACTTTAAATGGTTGGATTAATTGCGGAACCTCTAAAGTAAATACAATTATTCAAAACAGGACTCAACGGTACTTTAAAAATTGGCTTCCAGCAGCTTGGTTAAATCAAGTTCAAGGTGTTGGAGATGCAACCGGTGAGTACGACGAAAATGAATTAACTGAAGTTCTTGATGCTTACGGCTTAGAGTATGACAAAATAAAAGCTCAAGCTGAGCTTCTATATAACTCTTTTGATGCGTATAAAATTCCTTCTAATCTGTTAAAAAATAAAATTACAGATCTAGGGTTTATTTATGAGCCCGCTCTTGGCGATACGTACCACAGATCTCTGTATAAAACGGGAAACTTTGTAAACTCTGCTAAAGGGACCAGTGCCGGCATAACAACCTACACTACCGCCTTAACTCACTGGGATAGTGGAATTACGTACGGAAACAACCTATTCTTAGACTATAACGATTCTTCATTTGAAGAGTCTGTTGGGCGTTGGGCAGCAACTAACGGAACTGTTGCGGTGTGTACTTACGCAAACACTTTATCTACTTTGGGAGTTGGGTTAACTCCTCCAACACCTGTTCTATTTAATAGAGATTACCCACTACGTCAAATTTCTCTAGGGGTAGTAACTGCTACAAGCACTAGTGATATTACTTTGCGTTGCCCCTCAGCTACTGCTAGCGCAGTGCTGTACGGAATTCCAGTAAAAGCTAACTCTAGATATATGTTTAAAGGATTTATCAGAGCTATGACAACTACTTTTACCGCAGTAGCAAAAATTCAATGGTTTGATGTTGCAGGCGCTTCTATCTCTACAAGCGTTTCTGGGCCAACCCTAAGTGCTACTACCGGCTATTGGTCAGAGTTTAAATCTGCTTCTTCTGGAGTAGAAAACGGGTTAGTTGCTCCAAGTAATGCCGCATACGCTAAACCAACATTAGTTATTACTCCCACTGCTGGGGCAGATAAGTACGTAATAGACATGCTTCAATTTAGAGAACTACCAGTTAACGAGATTACCGTTAGTGGCAAATTGCCTGCCCTTGTATATGAAGATCCAAGACTTGTTAAATTAAACATTAGAACAGATTTAGAAAATTTAATACCAAATCCAGGTTTTGACGTAAATACCACTGGGTGGGAACCATTTAACGCTGAATTAATCCAAGTAACCCCAGCACCTACAAACTCAGCTATTTTTGGCAACACTGTAGCAAAACTTACTGCACTATCTAGCGGACGAGTAGCTCTTATATCTGATTGGATTCCTGTAACTCCGGGAGCCCCACATAACTTTGCTATATACGCAAGTGGAACAGCAAAAGTAGCTAAAGCAAGAATTGAATTTTCTTCCCCACAAACAGAGGAAGAACAAACTAAGGTGCTTTCTGATGTAGACGGAAGATATTTTAAGTCCGAGCCTTATTACGCAGACAGCGAACCTTTGACACTAACTAGTAGTGCAACTAGAGTATCAGTATCTGCTGTATCTGCGGTATCTACCCCAGATTACGGAAACCCACTGTGTAAGGTATCTATCTATGTAGATAATGCTGTAGCCGGAGATGTGTTTTATTTTGATGGAGCAATATTAGCTGAATCAACAGAAGTTATTGATTATTTCCAAGGTAATGGTGCTCCAATACCTAACGATCCAAATGCTAACCAATACTATAAGACTAGTGATTGTTTTTGGGAACGTAGAAACCAAGTAAACTTAGTTTCTATTTCTTCTTTAGACAACGCAAACAAATGGACAGCGGCACCCGGCACAACTTTATCCATAAGTACTTCTGAATTTAAATACGGAACTACCTCTTTAAGTCTTTCTGCTTCTGGAGGTGGATCTGCGTCTACAGTAGTAAAACTACCTATGGGAGCAGCGTTAGGTGGAGAAGACTTAGTAATCTCTACTTACATAAAAGGACCAGTAGGGATGTACTCAATTAGCACAAACGGGCAAACGTCCGGTAACTTTAGAATTACTGTTCCAAACGTTTGGATGCGTATTGAGACCCAAAGAGTTGCAGTAGCGGCAGAAACTCAGTTTACTATTACCGTTGCCTTGTCTGATGCGGGATCAGGAACTAAAGTATTTTTCTTAGACGGTATTCAAGCAGAGTATGGAAGATTGTCTACCCCTTATATTGACCCAGCAAATGCTCAAACATCTGTGTTTACAAACCCATCAGATGCGGCAGAAACAGTGTCTGTTGCCAATAGTCTTATGGTTGGTAGCGGTAAAAGTTATTACGCAAATCGTTACCTACAAAAAAGAGCACGATTAACCTCAACGCTAAATAGCTTTATGCCTTCCGGGTCTACTTGGTCTGTTCAACCATTCTCATCATTAGTTGGTTTTCCAGATGTGGAAGATAACCTTGCTCCCTCAGGATCATTTGAAAACAGTACTTATGGTTGGTCTGGGGTTTCAGCAACTCTTGTTAGAACTGCTGCTAGAGGCAGTATTTTTGATGAAACACTTGTGCAAGGCGCTGCATATGCAAAAATAAAAGCGTCTGGTTCAGGAACTTTTGGAGCCATTACAGAGTTTATGTCAGTAATACCTGGAAAGGGTTACTACAGCTCAGTAGCTATCCGTCCAGAAAATGAAGACGCATACGGAACCTACGTGTTAACACTTAAATGGTACGACCTAGCTTATAACTTCTTACGAGAAAAAACAGACACCGTAGTACTAAACCGAGGGGATCGTTGGGCATACCTAAACATAGTTGCTCCTGGAGCTAAAACAGTTAACTTAATTAACGTATTTGTAGCCTCTAACGTGGTTACTATAACTACTCAAGGAAACCACGGATTTTCAGTTGGTGAAGAACTATACGTAGGTATCGGAGACTCAGCCTATAACGCTATTAACGGAAGCATTATTATCACCGCTGTAACCCCTAACACTTTCTCATATGGACAGACATTTGCTAATACCGCTTCTACAGCAATAATTGGACGAGCTAGTTTTGCTAACACCAGTATTGGTTTTGCAAAAATTCAAATAACCTGCACCCCTTCCGTTTCTGGAACTGGCCGGGTCTTCCACCTTGACAAGGTTTTGTTTAGGAGATAGGTTTCTGCCCATGACTGAACTATTAGTAGCAGCTTGGGCCACAGCCTGTCTATTAACGGCCATAGAAGAACTATTAATATCCTTAGGCAAATGGAGAGGCTTACTCGCCCTCTCTATGAGCACAGTGTCTTGTTTAGTTCTTATGCCGATTGGTTGGGATCTAATCTTCTACGTCCTTGCCTCAGCTTTTGTAGGTCTGACATCCTCAGTTATTGTTGAGAACCTTGTAACAGGTACCCCAGACAGAATTCAACGCGGCTTGCCAAGAAGGGTACCTCCGCTATAGAGTCTGCTCCGACAAGGAGGAGACTATGAAGTCACCATATTCAGACCCAAACCTTTCGCTACGTGCTAGAGGTTTATTTGCCTATTACGTTGAAGTTGGACGTGTGTTATCCGCGGAAGAAATGTCCGCATCGGTTCCAGAAGGCCGAGACGCAATTAGAAATGCTATGGCAGAATTAAAGCTGCACCGATATATAAAAGCCGTAAGGCATCAAGATAACTCTGGGCAATGGCGTACAAACTTGAAATTCACCGACGACGGATTATCAGGCGTTCTATACATGGACAGAGGTATAGTCACTAATACTAATACTAGTGATATGTCTACTAGAGTTAAGAGTATAGATACAGTTACTAACGTAACTGTATCTATAGAGGCTGCGCCTCAAACTGAGAAAGGAATCGAAATGGGTTGGGACATGTTTGAAGACAGCACACCCCCAAAATCTAAGAAGAAGGTTTTGGACACCGAAGATGATTCAGGTGCTATTGGAAAAGTAAATACTTTGAAGGTCGGGGGAGCTCGACGTAAAAAGACTAAGGTTGAAGTAGAGGCCCGTAATAGGATCAATGTTCCAGAAGAAGACTGGGCTACTGGAGATCTTGTCGCAGAGTTCTACGATTTGTACATTGCTACCTGTGGCGGTAGTGGCGCAGTAAATCAAATTTCTGGAAAACAGCTTGCTACTTGGATTAACAAACGAGTTGGTGAGGGTGTTGAACGTATTCACATTCTTAAGGGCATGCGTATGTTCTTTGGTGATACAAGAGTTATTTCAGACCCCGGTTTTGGACTTCCAATGTATCAAAGATTTATGAAGTATTACGGAATGATCCACGGAATGGTAAGTCGAGTTGACGAACCGATTGGTTTAGACGAAGATATGCTAGCGCATCAGGAAAAGATGCTGAAACTATTGGAGAGCTAATGTATAAACTCGAAGATGTAACTCCAAGTGTCCGTGCCCAAATCAGAGCGGCCAATCTCCCGATGAAAACCATTGGGATGGAGTTCTCCGATTTAACACCTAACGATGCCTTTGACAAGATCCAGTCTTGGATTAAATCTGTCAAGGCCGGCAAGGTTGTACAAGCGGCTGGAAGCCCTAATTGCGGCAAGGGTCTACTGCTCCTAGGTAAACCTGGTCACGGCAAGACTACTCTCGCCTCTGTGGCCCTCCAGGAGCTTATGAGGGGTATGTCAGCGGAGACTTGGGGCTCCCCAGATTTGACTTTGAGACGGCCAGCCATGTTTA